CACGATCTTCTTTCCCTTAAAAAACTCAATCGCCTTTTCGGGCGGAACGTCGAAACGGAGTCCGGTCAGTACCGAATTGTTCGGGCGAATAAGTTCGTCGGCCGTCTCGTGTTTTTCGTTCGGTCCGTAGGTTTCCTGACGCCACGAGCGTCGCTTTGAGGGGCGTTTCTTATCTTTATCGTCGCCGCCTTCCGCGAAGTTCGCAGCGATGGTTTTAACCCGATACCGCCCCAAAAGGCAGGCTGCGAGTGCTCCGGTTGCGAGGCGGTCGGCGAGGGTTTGAAAGTCGGCTGACAGCAGTTTGTCGAGGTCGGGCTTAACGTTTAGAAGCTCGGCAAGTTCGACGACGTGAATCGCTTTTTCGAGCATTCCCGCGTAGATGGGAGCGAGTGTTCGAAGTGTTGCGTCCTCAAGATCGATCGCATCACGGACGTTTTTGGCGTTTTTTTTTAGGTCGTCACCCTCGGCGAACTCGGTAGTCTCGGACGGATCGGCGTTGTCGGCGAGGCCGCGATCATCAGCCTTTGTGGAGGCTTGGAGCGTGTCCCCTTCGTCGGTCGGTTCCTCAAGTTGAAGATCGTCGCGAACCTGGGTTTTTGACAGTTCGAGGCCTATATCTTTGCGGATGACGGCGTAACGTTTTGCCTTTGCATCAAGGTCCTCTTTCGGCTCGTAGTCGAACCGGAATTGCGGGCAGGGAGTCGAGAGTCCGAAATTCAACTGAACGAGCGGACGGACGATCTGGGAATTTATTGCCTGCATCAGAGAGCGGCAGTCTGCCTCGCCGATACGGTCTTCTTTTCGCTCGTGAACCTCGCCGAGAGCACGACTACCGCCGCCGTCCGAGCCGCGGCTTGTGAGCGTTTGGCCGAGGTAGATGCGAGATATCTCTGCGTTGCAAAAATCATCGACTAGCTCCTTATGCGAACTGCCGATATTGCGAACCATCTCATGGACTTCGAGCACGAACTTATCAGGGATCGCGACGGCGGTTTCGTCCTGGACGGCGGCCGCAGCTGCTAATGCGTCCCCCTGCTCTTTCGGTCCGGAACTTCCGGGATATTTAGCGACGACGACACCGGAGCCTTTTTCTTGGTATCGAAGCCATTGTTTAATTGAGTTTCGCTTGATCCACGACGGCCAGAAGGCCTTTCGGTCGACGGGATCACCCCAGCGATTCCCGTAGCGCGTTCGGAACGAGAAGACAAAAAACTTCTCCTCGGGGAGCACGCCGCCGAGAGCTATGTTGCCGACGCTGACGCCCGTTCGCAGCTGCAGCGGCCCGGTCTGCGGATAGGCGATCGAGGCTGTCGAATAGTTCGCGATTCCCGTTTCGCCGAACGTAAAGAGATGCTGCGGTTTGAAGCGTACGTCCGAAATACAGATGCGGTCGCCGGCCGGGACGAAGATTTTCTCGCCGATCGAAACGCCCTTACCGATCGCATCCAGAGCCTCGTACAAAAAGCTGTCAAAGTCCTCAAAATGGGACTTCAAACACTCTTCAATGAAGTCGGCGATCTTGCGATCCTGCCGCTTTTCAGAGGCCGGAAACAAATTCCACGTTTTCGAGAGAACATTCGTTTTCCGCGTGTCTAGGGCTGAGAAGATGGCCGCGTCTTTTTCCTCCATTTCCCAATAAATTGCCATCGCGATCCACGGGTTGCACGACAGCTGACTCCAGACCCACGACGGATCAGCCGTCGGGATCACGCCCATCAACATCGAGGAGAAATTCTGATAGGGTCCGAGTTGATCGGACGCCAGAATTTCGGAAAAGAGTTCTACCTTCTCGTTAGTCATTTTGTTTCGGCACGCTACTTTGTCAGTTTGTTTGCAACCGAGCATCCAAGCTCTTGCGGGTTCGCGGCGAGATGCTTCGCGTAGGCTCGCAGGATCGACCGTTGTTGTCGCACGAGCGCGTCCGCTGAAACTCGCATCACGTTAACGCCCGCTTCTTGGGCGAGAATCCGCAGAGCTTCCGCGTCGCCTGGATAGGTGCTTAGATCGTGCGGATGAATGTCGCGTCGTCCTAGAAACCACCAAAACACGATAAGATTGTTGCATCCCGCGATGTAGTGATCGGCTTCGTTCGCCGATGCGTCGCGTAGATAGTCCGTATAACGCCAACCTGAATCGCCCTGATGCGGAAGCACTAAATACGGACGTTCGGTGATAGGAGCTTCGCCTAAGCCAATGGTCGTTCCGGCGGACTGAATTCCTTTGACCTTAATTGCAGGGCTTCCATCTCGATTCGTTGCCATCGGGTCGATGAAAAGCATCCGATAGTCCGAGAGTTCTCTCTCGTTCGTCCACTCTGGGAACTTCTCTAGCCAACGTGTGATCGTTCGCCTAATACCGATTCTCACGACGGGCAGCATCTGCGCGGGAACCTCGACCGTTGAGAGCGTGTATGGAGCCTCGTTGTATGTGTGCTTCCATTTCGCGTGGTCTTTCGGTATGCCAAGATCGACAAGGCCGTCCCAAACATCGTCCTTGTCCCGTCCACGCCACAAAAACAGCCACGCGAACGCGATGACACAAACCGCCGCCACAACTATCCCGATGATGATATGCGTGTTCATAACGCATCCTTTGCGGTACGTGCATCGTTGATCGCGTCGATGTCCTGCTTGATCGATGAATTCTGTTGTGTCATCAAATGAGCAAGAGCTTGTTCGAACTGTGCGATCATCGACTGTTGTCTCCTGATCTCCACCGTACAATCGTAGATGGCAGCTTTGACGTCATTCATTGACGGCTGTGAAGACTGTGTTTCCGTAGTTTCTTTCATAAAATCTAAGCCGCCTTAAATCGGATCGACGGCGGCGTGATGTTCGCCGTAAGTTCTGCTTTGTTAAAAACCCACGTGGCCGGAGCCGGGTTCGCGAATGTTACCGTCCGACGGATCACTGTGTAATAACTCGTTCCCGTATTGCCCGCGAGTCCAAGGTTTACTGCCGCCGCGACCGCTATCGCCCGCAGCGTGGCCGTCGAACTTTCCGTCAGCCCAAGCCAATATTGTCGTCCGGCGTCGAACGTGAAATTGATCGCCGCGCCTTTGTATCCGATCGTCGAGAAGTCGAGAGGCGATGACTCAAAGAGTTTGTCTGACGGCCAGTTGTCCGCACCGCTTCCATAGATCAGGACCTTGCCTTGAGCGGCCGCAACTGCCGTCGAAACCAGAACGCCGATGTCGTTTATCGCTAGGTGATCCGACGTGTAGAACGGGAAGAGAGTGAGGCGGTTTGCCGCTCCCGCAAGCGTTCCTTGGGCGGACGCGTGAAAGCACGAATCGTAATAATTCCCAACGACGATGCCGCCCGCGTTCGGGCTTGCGAAGTTCGAGATGCACGAGATACGTTTATGCACGGACGAGCGATCGCCGCGAGCTTCCGCGACCTCGGCGGCCACGCCATTCACAGCACCGTCGATCGCCGCGACCGCGACGTTCACGGCATCGATCGCCGACTGAAGAAGCGCTGTGAAATAGCCCTCGTTTGCGTACATATCAGCCATAAGACCAAATTGTTTGACTAGCTTTCGATTGCTAGTTGCTGCGAAGTTCCGCTTGGAAACTTCACCATCACCTTCAACTTGCCCGCACCGTTGTCGAGACCGTAGATCGAGAATCTGCCCGCCGGTGGATTCGCAGGTTCAGCCGCGAGTTTTGCAAATTGAAGTTCTCCCGACAACAAACTCGGAGCAGGACTCAGGTTGTGTAAAAACCAACCGTCCGGCGTGTTTGCATACGCATCTGCCGCGGCGTGAACTGCGTAAACGTGATTCCATCCACCCGTGCCCGCTCTCGTAAAACTCTCGATGAAAATTCCATAAGCCTTGTCTGCCGTTGAGTTGTTATTTGCATGCCCCCAGACGTTCAACCCGATGACTTCATCGGCGACAACAGGCACGGTCGACGCAGCAGCAATAAGTGCGGCTTCAAAGCCGACCGTGCGGCCTGTATTTGCGTGGTGGCCGAAACCTGCATACGAAGAAACGCCTGAGATAAACGGCGAACCATCTGCATTTATCGAACCCGGAGCCGCTGAAAAAAAGCCGCCATAAATATATTCAGCTCTCCATTCGGCATTTGCCGTCACCGCGAAACCGTATAGACTGTCAATTCCCGTCGTGTTGTAGTTCGAGACGTTAATATCAAACCCCGTAACATTCGCACCCGTAGGAGCACCCTCTGTTATGAGTTCGAGTTTGTTTCCGAAAATGCTCTGATAACTACCATCGAGGTGAAACCAATATTTTTGCGATAAACCCGTCCGTCCTGTGTCGGCGGTCGGAATCGTACTAACTGTATCCGAACCGAAACTTGCTAACGACGGAAACGAGGGAACGAGAGTAGGATCAATGAACTTCAACCCACTAGCGTTCAGCTTCGCCAACACCGTCGCCGCCGTCTCCCCACCGCCACTGGTACCCGGCACGCCTTGCGGACCTTGCGGACCTTGCGGCCCCGTGGCACCGGACGGGCCTTGGATGCCGATGGTAAGGATCTCGGTGACGAGCTTTTTCGCCTCAACTATCGGGTCACTCATAAAACGCTGAACGGCAGGTCCGCGAGTTCACGCGTACCGGTCGTATCCTCCAAAGTTAGATATGCCCGTCCGAAGCAGGGCGGAGTCATCGCGGCTATCTCCTCGACCGTAACCGTTATGACAAAGCGACCTTCAACGGCGTTGCTCACCTGCAGGCTCGAACCGTTCGCGGTCGCGGCCGCTCCCGATTCGAGAGCTAGTAACGGCGACGCCGCTCCGCGAACAACGAAGCGAACCGCGACGGTCTTTCCCGTCAGGTTGATCGGCGTGCGTGTTCCGTCGGCGTTTTTTGTCAGGTACTGCATCGGCAGCTGCACGGAAAGCCCTGCGGTGAAAACAAATTTGTAACTCATAGAGCGAGTGCCGCCTCCAGTTCGACAAGCCTTCCGTTCGCGGTGTCAAAGTAGTTTCGGTCAACCTCGCAGCCGATCGAACGACGCTCTGCGATCATCGACGCACAGAGCGTCGTCCCGCTGCCCGCAAAGGGATCGAGAACGAGGCCGCCGAGATCGCTGTACGTGCGGACAAGCCATTCCACGAGTTCGAGCGGCTTGGCCGTCGGGTGCAGGCTGCGGCCTCGAACCTGATTCGAATACCGCAACACCGATCGCGGATGATAGAGGTTCGTAACGACCGTTTTTGTGCCGCATCGATGCCCGCCATAGTGCGGAGCCTTTCTACCGTCGCCGCCGGTTTTGTGCAGTTGCCCCTCGACCATTTGCGGATTGTAGGTCGAGCCGCGAAAACTCTTTCGCGTGAAAATAAGTATCTGTTCGTGCGCCCGCAGCGGACGGCGATTTGCGTCAAGGAAACCGACCGCTAGAGATTTTTCCCAGATCAGCTCGTAACGATAATCGTGCGGATTCGAATTGACCAACTCGTTCACGAACTTGCCCGAAGCAAAAATAACCATCGGCGCGTTTGGTTTACAGACGCGTTTTATCTCGCCCCAAAACTCCGTCCAGTCGATCTTGCGATCCCAAACGAGGTTCGTCGTCCCGTACGGCGGGTCGGTCAAAAGGAGATCAACCGATGCGTCCGGCAGAGACGGAAGCACCTCACGCCAATCTGCGTGATGCAATCTCTGATTTGAAAAGTCAAACTTCATTCAGTTTCGTTTCGGGCGATGCTTGCATTTGCCCACATCAAAGCTTGTTCAAGATTTGTGAAGGCGAGGCTTTTTTCACGCGACTCTGGGCAAAGCTGATTGATCTGCTCGGCCATCTCACGGGCGTAATTTCGCAGGCGTCCATAACGGATCGACTGGTCTTTAATCGGTTCGTGGTAGGTAAAATTGTTTCTAATTTGCTGTTCGTCCATAATTTCAAAATCCCTTCATCGCTGCACTTCCCGTCCGCTGTCCGGACGAACGAAATTCGATCAAGCCGGCGATGTGATTTAGGCCGATGTCATCTGCCGATTCGATCGCGTCGATCGTGTCGTCAAAACTCCCTGCCGGAAAATCTTCATACTCTGCGAACCACTCCGGTCGCGACGTGTCCTGCGACCAGCGAGCGGGAAACCGAACGCCGCCGGTCTCGACGCGGATCGAGTGGCGTTCGAGTCGAGCCACTTTCTCGGTCGTGTGCAGCAGCGTGTGAACGCGGACATCGAGTCCGCGACGGCGCAACTCGTCCTGAAAGTTCTCGCCGAGGATGTCGCCGAACGAGTTTTCTTCGATCCACAGTTCAACGGGATAACGGCCCCTCATAGCCTCGATATACCACTCGATGACCTCGCCCTTTGCGGCGTTAGGGCTGAGGCGTTTACGAAATGCGTTGAGCACCCACGTCACTCTCTCCGACGGATCGACCAGCACATCGGCGAAGCCGGAGAAGTCGCTTTTTTTGCGGCCCTTCCCTTTTTTGCCTTTCGACGGATCGACGTAGAGGATCCGGAACAGTCGCTTATCCGTAAGTTCGGACTGCAGATAATAATAGAAGCGATCTGGCACGAATATCTGCGTGTCGGGATCACGCGGATCGTTCATATACTCGGCTCCGAATTTCGTCGGGCCGAGCAGGTCGCGTGTCGCGAGAAGTTTGCTCACCTCGAACCGCTCCGGCCAAGCGGAAACCCACTGCCCTTCGTCGTCGCGGTGCATCACGGGAAAACGGATCGACGTAAAAAAGCGATTGCCGTCGGCATCGGTTTTTCGCACCGATCGGGCGATAACGCAATCGAAGTGTATGATCGTGCCGATGATGACGATGCGCCCCCTCTGCGGGTCGCGTGCAGGTTCGACCGCCGAGATCACCCAGTTCCAAGCCTTCTCACGCTGGTCCTTCGTTGCGACGTTCTCGTCGTTGTCGAGATCGTCGAGAATGATGTGCGTAGGCCGTTTGGTGCCGAAGCGGCGACCGCGCATTTTACCGCCGCGTCCGATCGCGTCAACGCGGACGCGATTCGTCGTGATGATCTGCCCTTCACGCCAGACGACGCGGCCGTCGTTTCGCTGAACCACTTCGGCCTCACGCCAAACGCCGGCTGACGGTTTCAGGTTCCCGAAGTCAGCTCGGATCTTCTCATTCGACGCAAGCTCGTCTTTGATATCCTCGAGCTGCGAGGCCGCCTGACCGACCGTGTCGGAGCCGATAATGATATATGGATCGAGGCCGTGACAGATTCGTCGCAAGGTATCGAACAAGATCGCGAATACGGACTTGCCGCCGCCGCGAAAGATGCAGACGGCGAGCAGACGCAAAAGCGGATCGCCCTCAAAAACCTCGATCCCGAGATCTTCCGTCCATCGTTCGAGATCGCTCTGCGTGTAGTCGCCGACAAGAAGCCGGTCGAGACAGTGATGATACGGCGGCGTTACGTTGTCGAAAAAGTGCGGCAGATACACTCGCCCGAATTCGAGCGGCGAATTGCGCGTCCGGGCGTGACGTTCCTCGATAGTGCCGTCGCTCGGTCCAAAGGCGGCACGTCCCGCTTCGAGCGATTCTGACGCGATCTGTGCGGCTGCACGCTGCTGCTGCACCGATTCGGTCGCGCGGCGGGCCAGCTCGCGAAACTCGGAGCGGCTGATCGGCTTTTTCGGCAGTGTGAGTTTAGTCGCCACGTTCGCTTTTTACGGCATCTCCTCAATAAAACCTTCGAGGGCTTCAGCGATCGCCCCACCGCGTCGCGTTACGACATCGGCGACGTGCGGTTCGTTATCGTTTAGCCAGAACAGGAAGAACTTTAGGACGCTTGCCCCGATCGCGAGGCGGTCAACGCGGACAGCCGCTTCGCGTTCGTGTTTCTCTTTCTCAAAATCGAGCTTTTGCCGGTTGAGTGCGATCTGCTCCCGCTTGATCTTCAAACGCTCGTCCTCCTGCCTCGCGGCGAGAAGCTTTAGCGGATCATTCGCAACGAGGTCACGCTCGGCGGTCAAAAGGTGATCTTCCAAACTCTGGATGATCATCGAATAGTGATCTTCGGCTACATCAACGCCCTCGGACTTTAGCTGCTCAACAAATGAGCGAACCTGAAACCGCTTGAGTCGATACCGCTCGGCGAGTTCGTTGCCTGCAGAGTTTCTCCATGTGTTCAACGACGATTTCGGAAGTGCCTCGCCATACCTATCCTCGAAGGCCGCCGAGATCTCGCGATCCGTCCGTCCGTCAAGGATCTGCCGGATAACAAAATCGAATTGCTCGTCGAGCAGCTTCTCGACGGTTGAACGACGTCCCATCGCGTTAGTTCATCCGGAGCACGCCGGTCTCCTCGAAGTGGCCTTCCTGAAAATTGATGCCGCGGGTCGTCAGGCCGATGCAGTATCCGTCGCCGCCGTCACCGTCGTTGTCGCAGTACGCCTGGATGATCTTCGTTTGTTCAAGATTCGATATCTCGACGGAATTGGCGATCGGGAAGATCTTCACAAAGCCGATCGAACGCAGGAAATCGAGATGCTCGGCGAAACGCCGATGCGTGAGCGGCATATTCCTCGCGTCGAGAAGCTCGATCAGCGTGTTGAACGTGAGCGGCATCGGCTTCGCCGTGTACGCCAGATAGACGACCCATCCGCGACGACGGCCGATCTCAAGTTGTCGGAGTTTATTTTGCTTGAGTTCCATTTTTCACTTTGTATGAGAGAGCGTCTTTGATCGCCGCGATCTCATCGGTCAATTCGGTGATCGAGGCCATCACCTGCTCGCTCGTATCAGCGTTCACACGCTGCAGGATCATAACCTTGTCGGTTGCGTGCCGCTGCTCGATAACGACATCGTGCAGGACGCTGCTCATCTGAGAGAGTGCGTTCGCAAGCTGCGAAAATCCGTGCGCCTGCTGTGCCCGCGATTCGGCCTCTTGCGTCCGAGCCTCGGTCTCCTTTGACCGAACTTCGATCTCGGCGAGTTTTATCTCCTTCCAAGTTGCCGTGAGCGTCGGCGCGATCTTCAGTAAAAAAAAGAGAACGAGAAAGACAACGAAAATGGCACCGCCCGCCACTCCAAACTGTGTCCAGTTGACGCTCAACGGCGTGTCCTGCAGGAGAAGGTTCACCATAGATAATTATCTGGTCTTCACGGCGGCGACGATCGAAACCGCGACGATCGCGACCTGGACAGCCGGATTTTTCAAGAAGCGATCCAACGCGTTCGGGCGCGAAATCAGTTTTTCAGCCGCGAGCCGCAGCTGCTGCTCGCCCTCGAACTTTCGACGGAACTCGTCCGCACGTTTTTCGTTCAAAGACACATTCTCGTTGGCGAGTTCGACGCTGCGACTAAGGGCCGCAGCTTTAGCGTTCGCAGCGGCAATCGATGCCGTTAGCGTCTCGTTCTCGTCCGAGACCAATTTAAGCTCGGCTTTCATCGCCTGAATCTTTCGCATCTGCTCGGCGGTCAACGCACGGTACTCGATGCCCGCAACCTCGACGATCAACGAGCCGTCCGGCAGGCTTTCGACGACGCGGGTCGCCTGAGCATTAGAAGTCGGAACGCAGCATGTCATCATCGCTGCGAGCAGCAAGATCAGACATAACGGTTTTGCGAGTCTCATTTATTTTCTCCAATTTCTTCGACATCAGATCGAGCTGCGTGGCGGCTGTGTCGATCTCGGCGGCGAGTGCCCTGCGCCGTGCGGCGTTTTGAAACAGCGTTGCGGTTATCGTCGCGAGATCCCTTTCGCCGGCGGCGAGTTCGTCGAGCACCGCCTGCCTCTTTGCTTCGTACTCGGCGACCGCCGTTCGTTCAGACTCATCGAGGTCCTCACCCAAACGTGCGAGTACGAATTTCAGCAGCCATGAAAGTAGAGGTCGCCACATCATCAAATCAAATGAACCTATCGCAGCGGCTCGGAATTGATGCCTACGATGAGCTTGTACGCGATCGTGGCGAGTGCAAAAATTTGCAGAGCGGCCTGCGGGAGCGTGTCCCAGCCGATCGTCCCCGAAAAGAACGCCGAGACGAGCACGGACGCAGCAGCGACCAGAACCGAGATAACCATCGCGAGAAACAGTGCCCCGACGCCGGCGAGACCGGTTTGAACCTTGATCCACTGAATGATGCCGGTCGCGGCGATAAAGCCGACGAGTGTCGTAACAAGATTTTCAGGCGTGAAAAAGCTTGCCGCCAGAACGAACGAAAGTGCAAGTAAAATTGTTGACATAAGTGTTACCATTCCTTCAAAATGCAGACCGTAAGCGGCCTGCGGTTCATAAATTTCATCCAGTCATCGAACTGCTGCCGTTGATTGCGGACCAGACACGCTGTGGACCAGCCGCCGATCCGCGTCGAGTACCAACCGGCACGATGACAGTTGGCACCGATGACGTCGTAATAGACCTTGCCGATCTCCTCGACACGGTCGTTCTTGTTGTTGTCCCGAAAATAGGGAAACGGACGATTCTGCCGGTATGCAGGATACTTGCCCTTGTGCAGTCCGTAGATGTGCGAGTCGTAAACGATCTCGTCACTTTTCAAAATCGCACAACCCAGACGGTTGTACTTGTCGAAATGCTTCAAACCCTCGGCCCCGGCGTTCGTCGTCCCCGATGCGACGGAGATGAATTTCATTTCGCCGGACGAGCCGTCGAACGTGTAAACCTTGTCATCGAATCGATCGAACTCGTCCTCGTCCGAACGTACCCAAACGTCGAGAACGCCGCGTGGAAAACCGCGAAACGACGCGAGTTGCGAAACGCGGTCGTATATCTGTTTGTCGGTGTAGTTCTTTACGTTCGCCATTTTTGTTTGATCGGGGAAAAAGAAAAAGCCCACGATCCGCGTGATTTACGGATCATGGGCTTCGCAGAGCCTCTAAATGTTTTCAGGTTCGTCCGGGCGTCTCAGCGCCTCGCAAAGCGTCGCTCGTTTTGTCGTCAACGCACGGACTTACTCTAATCTAATCGTGCAAAATTCGCAAGAATAATGTATGTCGGATCAGCCACAGTCAAGAGCGGCCAACGTGCGCGGCGAGAGCCACAGACTCTCACGTCGCTTGACGCCGCCGTTGGCCGTCGTCTCGGTATCGACGCGGCGCCAGCCGCGATCCTCAAAAAGCGAACGATAGAGATCGGACGCATAGCCGCTCAACACAACCATCCCTTTAACGCCGTCTAGCGTCGCGGCGAGCCTGCGGTGAGCGTCGTCGTCAAGCTCGTGCGTGTACCGGTTCTTGTCGGTACGAGTTGCCGTAACATACGGTGGGTCGAGATAAAAGAGCGTCGAGGGCGAGTCCATATCTGCGATCAAACGAGCGGCGTCCCGATTCTCGATCTGGACAAGCGAGAGCCGCTTTGCCGCGTCGTAGATCACCTGCGGTTTGATCCCGGCAACCGGAGAGTCGCGGGATTTGTGCCTGCGAAAATTCGAAGCGATCGCGCGAGTGCCGCCGTGCATACTCATCTTCAACCGAAAGAAAAGCCGACGGGCTTGCTCAAGCGGGTCTTCGGCGGCGGTCAAACAGACCTCGAACTCCTCACGCGACCACGGCGTTAGGCGGATCGACCGCACAAGCTCGTCGGCTCGATCCCGTAGGACGCGGAAAAAATTACACACGTCGCCATCGAGATCGTTGTAGGTCTCAAGGCGTGACGGTTCCTTTTGAAAGAGGACGCTGCCGCCGCCGCCGAACGGCTCGACGTAGGACTCGTGCCTTGGGAAATGGGAAATAACCCAACGGGCAAGTCGGAACTTGCCGCCGTAATATTTAAGGACGGGATTTGCGATCGGACGCTGCATAAGTTCACCTCTCCCCGCGAAAGGCACACACAGTAGCGTGTGATCGGCAGCAATTTCAAGTGCCGAGATCGTGAATGTCGCTTGCGCAGACCGTTATGCTGATCTCATCAAGCTCGGCGGCGTCCGGAAGAGGGATCTTTAGCGTTGCGAGCATCTCGTTCACTTCCTCAATGCCGAGGACGATGTGCAGCCGGCGAGACTCGTCGCCGATAGGATTCGTGTTAGAATTGTCTGACATTTTGTAATTCTCCATCTTTGGGGAAGGTATCAACAAGCCCGGCGACAGCGGTTCGCCGGGCTTGTCCTGTTTTATGGAAATGTAGCCGAGTCACTATGTTTTTGCAATTTGTATGAAAGCAAGAGGCAAATGGCTGACGATACGTGAAGCGTCGGATATTAGCGGAGCGGCGAAGTCCACGTTGACCAAATGGTGTCGAACCGGAAAACTACCGAATGCCCGCAAGATCGAAACGCCATTGGGTAGTTATTGGGAGATCGCTGAATCCGACCTGAAAAACATCGACGAGATCAAAGTCGGCCGCCCGCGAAAGCAGTAGCGGCTATTTAGGAGCCGCTCTCGATGACATTGCCATCAGGAAGGCGGCAGTTGCGAGTTGATCGAAATCGTATTTCCCGTTCTGATCGACCGTAAAACGCTTCCTTAGCTTCGGTTCCTTCTCAACCCCATCAACGATAACTGTAATAAGGTAAAGGAACTCGGCGCGTGACAGAGGTCTTTCCGAACGGCCGATGTCATTGGTCTTTCGAGTGTACGTCATCGCCGAAGCGAGAATCTCGTCAGCATCTTGTCGCGTTCGCTTCGCGATTGCCATGGCCACAATACGGTCGTTTCCGTCGGGATCAGTCGCATCTACTTTCGGCGCACCGTTTGACGGCTCGATAGTTGCTGATTCCGGCCATGGCGTGGCGTCCGGTGACGCTCGTTTAATAGGCTGACGGGCGGCGGGGTCGCGGGCTTTCAATATCTCGTCGGTCCGTCGATTGTCCTCATTCTGCCTTTCGATGCTCGCTTGATGTGCCTCGCTTTGGACTAGCTGATAACCCAAGAATGCGATCAAAATCAGAAACAAACCGCCAACAACCGCCGTCCGCGGATACCGCTTGAGAATGCCGAAGATCTCTGACAATGTGCTCATAAACCGTATTCTTTTAAGATGTTAAATCGAATCCGCGCTAACTCTCTAGGGTAGTATCCGTCAAGCATAATCTGTTCATCGCGCCGAAGTAGATGAGTCGGTAGTAATGCGACAGCGGCGAAAATGTTCGCTTCACGATCCATACGTCGTTGTTCGGAACGACTGAAGCGATGAGCGGCTGCATGCAGAAAATAATGCCCAAGTTCGTGAAATGCAACCCATCGACGCTCACCTTCGGCGAGACCGGCCCTCAGGAGAATGGCATTGCGATTTGCGAGAGGGACGAACTCACCCTTGTGCTTACGGCCGATCCCTTCGACGAACAATATTCGCTCGTGCAAGCAAATCTGCTCGAAGTCCTTCATCCCGAAAACACGAGTGTTCCAATCAGGGAGACGCTTTTTAATTAGGCTTGTGAGAATGGCCGACATTTCATCTTTTTCGGACAGGGTAGCTCATTATTCGTTGCTCTTTCTCGATCTCGGCGTCGAGAAGTTGTGCCAGAGCCCGCAACTGCGCCCTCGTCCTTGTTTCGCCGCCACCACCAAATTTCAGACTGATCAATTCTTGAACGCTTAGCTCCCGAGCAATCTCTTTTTTCGACGGAGTCGGCGCTGCTCCGTCGACGTGTTCCGTAAGCCAGTCAAGGCCGAAGTTGTCTCCAAGGACGCGAGCTAAGCTTATCAAAATTTGCTTGCTTGGCTGATTCGTGCCCGTCTCGATTTGGGATAACGATGAATGAGCAACGCCAATTCTTGAGCCGACCTCCTTCAGCGTGTAGCCGCCACGTTTCCTTGCCTCGCGAATCTTTTCACCAACTGACATTATTTGTGTTGACAAATGTCATTGACCTACATTATCCTTTATTTGCTTGCTAAACGAAGTTGATAAAGCAAGCAGTACAAATGACGCAATTCTGCCTGAAGCCGTTTCGTCATCAAGATCGCCAAGAGTAAAGGCGTATCGGCGGCAAATGACTGTGTCGGACGGACACAAACGCTTACACCTGTAAGCACACGATACATTATGAACGACAAGAAAGCAAAAATTTTCCTGATCAATCACGAGTTGACAGTTGCTGAAATTGCTCGGCGTCTCGCGGCCGATTCGGACGCGACGGAGGCGAGTCTTCGCTCGATGATAACGGACATGATCAATGGCCGAAGGTTCTATCCGACGCTTGCCGACAAGGTTTTCGAACAGGTCGGACTTCGACTTGAACGCCCAATTCATTTGCGCCCAATGCGAACGCGACAAGCGGCCTAGAGCTATGAAGAAGGAATTCAGAACCCCGATACGAATGATTCGGCTTGATGTGTCGGCCATAGAGTTCAGCAAATTTGAAGAGTCGTGGGTCTCTTGGTTAGCGGAGCCTTGGTGGTTTGTAACGCTTCGTTGCGGCGAGCAAACACTCCGCTTCGATTACAGGATCACACCGGAAATTTACGCCAATCTTCGACGACACCACAGGGCAGCCGACGACCGAAGGCTAAAAGCCGACGATCCACCGTCCGCCGAGTGGTTTGACGAAGCGATCAATTCAAGGCGGTTCATTGCGATGCCGCAACGGCCACCGCAAGAGTTCTATACGACGGTCTAATTATTATTAACACGAACCGAGAGGCGAGTGGATTTCAAAAAATGGAGGAAATTGAAACATGGAGACTAAAAACAAGGGGATGCGGCTGGTGCCGCCGGCAACTCCTGAAACACATTCGCTGGTCGCGTTGACGTTCGACGCCGAGATCAAACGCCTTGCGGTCGAAAAAGGGCTTGAGATCGGAACGGTGATGACGAAGCTCGCGGGATTTACGGGGCTCGATGAGCGCCAGCTCTATAACTACCGGTCCGGGAAGACGGACATACCCAGTCTGCTGATCCCGGTTTTCTGCAAACAATTCGAGTCCAACGCCCTCGCAATGGCGATCGTGAGCCTTTGCGACGTGACGCCGATCGAGACAGATGACGGATTTGACGTTGCTCGGGGTCTGCGGACGAGCCGTCCGCGAAATGCTTGCGGGCGGCGAGGACTTCCTGGACGCATTCGATGACGGACGGATCGACGGACGCGAGGAGATCAAACTCAAGCACACGCGGGCACGGATCATCCGAACGACGAATCGGCTGTTTGAAATCGCCCAAAATGCCCGTCGGCGAAACACGCCGACCGCCGCCTAAAAACACCATCCGTCTCCGATTATCGGAGACGAAAGAGACACGCTTTGTTGGAAATAAAGGACTTAAGAGGCCGCTGACTCTCAAAGGGGCGGAGACGAATATGAAAAAAAAGAGCGATCAACTTGTAATTCAAAACAACGATGCGACTGCCGTCGACGCGGTCACAACTTCATTCCTGATGCTTGGCGCGGCGAGATACGCGAACCACGCCCACCAATCCGCGAAATCGGATCTTGTTCGATTTTGCCAAGCGGTGCGAGACGACAGGCGATACCAACATTTCGGCTTTTCGAGCATGGATGAGTTTCTCGATTCGCCGATGTCGCCGTTCAAACGCGACACCTTTTACCGCGAAGAGAAGCTTTATCTCGCCGAGGGCGTTGAGCAATATGACCTGTTTAATGAACTGAAGATCCCGGCGACGCTGCGACGCAGGCTTTCGTCCGGCGACATCGCGATCGACGGCGACGAGGTAGTTGTCGCCGGCTCTGAACGCGTAAGCCTCACGAACGGCGGTTCGATCAAAACCATTGTCGAGCAGCTTGTCCGCGATAAGATCGCCGCCGAAGGGCAGATATCAAAGTCCGACAAGGAGATCGCTCGACTCGAAAGGATCGCTGACGAGCACAAGAAGCTGAAAGCCGAGCTTGCGGAACTCGACGAAAAACCGGCGTATGTCGTCGCGTATTTGCGGGCCGTCGAGGCGTTCCTTGTGTTCATCGCCGAGGTCAAAGATCTGCCGGGCGACCTCAAGGCCGAACGAGCCGAGGGCGATCTGGATCATATCAGCGAACTCCTCGAACAACTCTATCGAGCATACGGCGAATCGTTCCCATTCCGAACGCAGCGGAGGGCAGCCTAAATGAATTTCGATGTCGACACCGTGATCGCGATAGTGCTGCTATCGCTTGCCGCTCTGCTCGCGGCGTTTCAGATCGGGCAGATCGTAGAAGGCAGAGAGAAAAAAAAGGGAGAAGGAAAATGACAAAAAAGTGGCGGCAACAACTCAACCGAGCGCGACGAGGATTCTTTCTTCGCGAAGGCGAGGTGGCGGTAACTCTCAACCCCGACTCACATCCCCTAACGGCGCATCCGACCAGCCGCGTTACATTTACTTGCTCACTGACCTTCAAGGACGAGTTTGGAGCTTTCAAGATCCAGAGAACCTTTCGCGCCGGCCGAAGCACGATGGTCCCACGCGTTCTCCTCAACGACTTCCTCGATTTCAAAGAACTCGTGCTTGCAGATGGGCGTGCGGCATCGGACTCGATCCTGGACGCCGAGATTTTGGAGGACTCGAAATGACCACAACATCAACCACAACAACGACAGTATTCGCGGCCGAGAGGCTGAATCGCATCGCACGCTATCTGTACAAACAGCGTTGGAACGCGACCTATGGCGGCGACGAGAAGCTCGGGGATTACTACAGAGACGGGTGGCAGACGATCGAGCAGGTTTTGAGAAGCGCGCTCCTCGGCTATGTCGCAGATCGCGAACTTTTGATGGGAGCACGCACGACCATTTAACGCAACGATGATCTGGTTGACCCCGCATCAACTGACCGAGATCGGAGTGTCGAGAGGCATTCTGCACCGCAACCGCGACGTATGGCGTTGGCGGCAGACGGGCCGTCGAGGCCGCAACGGCCGACCCGTCGAAGAGGTTTTGCTCGAATCGCTCCCCGAGCGATATCAGGCCGCGTACCTGCAGATCTTCGGCCACGGTCAGACCGGCTCTTTGACAACTGAAACAAGCACGGACGTCGCAACGGACGATCTCGTGTTGAGCGATGCAACCGCCGTGGACGACGATACCGACCGGAGCGAGGGAGACGACCCGGAGACGGCTCTTGTGAATTCGCTCGCGCGATACCGGCCGGAGCTTCGCGAACGAATGCTAGCCGAGGCCGAACGTCTCGCCGAGATCGTCCGGCGATACGACCGCATCTCGCCGAAACGCGTGCGAAAAGATGCCGGACGAGCGTTCGACTACGTCCCGGCGGTCGAACGGCTTTGCGATGAAACCCCGTGTACGGACGCGGGGATCGTCGCGGTCGAACCGAACCGGGCGAAACGCCGATCGCCTCACGCGATCGAAGCGTGGTCAAAGGCGGTGCGAAAGATCGGCCTCGGGGCGTTCCTGCGGAAGCCGCCTGCGCCGACGGGACGCATCGATGCACGTCGTGCCGAGGTTTCAGCGGCTGCTGTCGATTGGCTGAACAAAAATTGGCGAAAGAAGCCAAGCCCGTTCAAACTCCATCAGGCGTTGGAGCGAGAGGCACGAAAACACGGGTGGAAGATCCCTGCATACGGCTGGATATATCGACGATACCGCGATCTGCCGAAGATCGTCTCGACGCTCACCTTCGAAGGTGAGAACGCCTATCAAGGCCGTCTGTCGCCGTTCCTGCCGCGAACCGTCGCAGATCTCGGAGCTCTCCAGATCCTGTGCGGCGATCACTCGGTACGCGATGTTTCGGTGATGCTGCCGGACGGTGAACTGATCCGACCGTGGCTCACCCTTTGGTACGACCTGCGAACGTCGCTCATTTGGGGCTGGCATCTGGACACGGTGCCGTCATCGCGAACTATCGGTTTGGCCTACGTGAACGGCGTACAGAACTTCGGTGCGCAGCCGATCTCGGATCCGGAGAGCGGCTACACGTCGTATCTCTACACCGATCAGGGCCGCGACTACCGTTCGCGAACGCTCACGGGCCAAGACCTCGTATTTAAGCGGGCGGCCGCGATCGACGGCGGGCTGAACGCGATCTGCACGCAACGCCGCGTGGGTTTTATGGACGAGCTGGGGATCAAACATATTATGGCCCGCGGCTACAACGCGAAAGAAAAACCGGTCGAGCGTGTGCACAAGGATATCTCGGCTTGGGAGCAGAACGACTTTGTCGACGAGTACTGCGGAAACGGCAAGACTGACAAGCCGGATCAATGGCGGCGGGCGTGGCACCGGCACCAGAAGCTCGTCAAACGTGCCGACGGCAATCGTGAGCGGATAGAGTCCGAATCGCCGTTTATGACGTTCGACAGCTACCGCGAGAACCTCGCCGGATGGATCGTTGAGTACAACCACTCGGCACACAAACGGGCGGTGCTCGGCGGTTCGCGAATCGTCCCGGCAGAGGAGTTTGAGCGGCTTTATCACACGCGATACGAGATCTCGGACGCATCGCTCGCTCTGCTGCTGATGAAAACCGCGAAGCGGAAGATCGGCAAGAACGGCATTCAGATGCATCAGCCGCACTGGTACTACCTCTGCGAGGAATTCTCGGCCTACAAGGGCGATCGCTCGATCGAGATCGAGGTGCGGTATTCGGACGGCGATTATTCGCGACTCTGGGCGGTTCTGCCCGACGGACGCATTGTCGAGGCTCAACTCGTAACGCCGAGTTCGATCCTGAATCCGAACAAGAAGTCGATGGAAATGATCGCACGGCAAAAGGCTCATGAGCGAAAGGTCGTCCGAGAGTTTCGGTTTATTCAGGAATCGAATTATCGCGGCGAAACGACGGAGGATCGTGTCGCACAGATCGTCAACGAGCACGACGAGCCCAGCTCGCCGGACGCCGAGAAGTTGGCCGTCAATTCGCAGCCGACGGTACGCCAACTAACGCGGCTCGACCGTGCGGTTCCGGCGGCACCGCGTCGAAGCGTAACAGCCGACGACGTTGATGCGTCGAATGTCGTCGAAGGGTTTTTCGGCGGTGAGAGTGAGGCCGTGTCCCGTCCGCAGATAAAGGACGAGTGGGATTGAAAATTGAAAACTCAAGTTTGGTCCGCGCTGGCGTGATAGAAACCGCTCCCCGGAGAATGGATGTGACACGACGGGGTAAAAACGAACGCAACAATCTCCGCGTTGCTTGTCCAGGCAACGTCAGGCGTTCAGCTCCATGCGACAGCGGTCATCTTTAGCGGTTGATGATGCCCGTTAGGCGGACCAATTAAATTTTTCTTCGAGGCAATTCGCTATGGGTGGGGATGAGCAGAAGCGACGACGGAAAGTCTGCAGCGTGTGCGGACGGAAAACTCGCAGGGACGATGACGGCGGTAGGGTCGTCCACCGAAAACGAAGATTTCGAGTGTGCATGATCTGTCGCGGCAGCTATGCCTTTCCCGTTGAGCAGATCGCCAAATACGGCCTCCGGTTCCGGTTCGTGCACAAACGCGAGATACCGAGCCCGCAGACGCTCTCTCACATTGCGACCTACCGACAGTTTCGACGAGTTTATGCAGTGCTTCTCATCGCAAAAGAGCGACGGGAAAAGAAATTAAAACAGGAGGTGAACTGGATGGTCGATGAAATGACAACGAAAATTCTGCGGCTGCCCGATCGGCTTGCGGCGATCGTGCGAGAGACCTACGACGTTCTGGGCGACGATTTCCGTCTATCGGACGACATAGCTATCAAAAAGATTCGGGATCTGATCGAAGAGATAGACCCCGAGATCATACACAACAGCAGAAAGAAGAAGAGGCTTTCTTGAACAAAGCCTCCTCAACAAAAGAGACACGGCCGAGAACGTGTTGGAGACGATTTACGACCGGTTTGTCAGGAACGTTTATACCACGTACCGACAGGCTCAAGTCAATTACAAAAACATTTGGAGAATTGAAATGGGATCACGATTAACAATGTCGGCCGCGAGCCGACTGGACGAAACGCGTGGCAGCGTGAACATCGTCGGCGGCAGCGGAAGCAGTCACGATGAAGCGCTTCGCCTTAGGTTCGAGAGATTTATGAGCGAGCATCCGCATCTGACAACGTCGGTGCTCGACAAGGAACACTCGATCGGCGTTTCGAAGACGGCACTCGACCTGCTTTTGAAAGGCGAATATTTTCTTCGCGGCGGGCCGGGAGGAGCAGCCGTTAACCCGAAGGCGAGCCGCATCGAGAGTAAAGTTCGCGAATATCTTGACCGAATGGAAAACACGAACGCCGACGGCAGCGGCATCGGATTCGTGCGAACGGTGCTCGCGAGTCAACTCGAATACGCCTGCTCGACCGCGATCGAGGAGAATATCATCGTCGTCGCGTACGGTTCGCCGGGGCACGGTAAATCGGTTTCGCTGCAGCAGTACGTACTCGATCGGATGACGACGCCGCCGATACGGATACTGTGTTCGCGGAACATAACGCCAGGCTATTTTGTCCGGCGGCTTGCCTCCGAACTGCGACTCAAGAACCTCGGCTGCATTCCCGAAACCGAGGATCGGATCGCCGAGAGCCTGATCAAAAACAAGCGCGTGATCTTCGTGGATCAAGCGAACTATTTGGACGAACGCGGGCTTGGCACGATCTGCCACATCTGGGAGCGGGCACGCGTCGGCATCGTTCTCGCGGGAACGCATCAACTCTACGAACTATTTTCGATGCTCACCGATCGGGAGGACATCAAGGCGCAGCTTTCGAGCCGCGTCGCGATGTTCGTTCCGCTCAAGGGGCTCTCGCTCGAAGAGGTTAAGCCGGTCGTTCAAAAGACTCTCGGACGACGGGCAACGGCGGCGGTCGTCGCGGCGGTATTCAACGCGATATCGAGCAATCAGCGATCGACGACAGGCACGTATCAGGTCGCGAACTTTCGCAACCTGAGCTTCCTGCTGCCGCGATTGAAAGCGTTATTCGACAAGAATGCCGAGGCGATCGCCGCCGGAGACCTGAAAGCGGAGGACCTCGTCGCAAGCGCGATGACGCGTCTGATGCTCGGATAAGGAGACGATATGAACCGACAACAGATACGACTGCTCACAGGTTCGCTTTTTGACACGATCTCGCCCGCGTCGATTCCGGCAGTAACCGCGACGCGGATAGTCTGCGGCGACTGCGCAGGCGACGAGACGCTGCCGAGAAAAACAATGCTGACAGCCGACGGCAGATGTGCCGAGTGCGGCGGCCGCAGCTACATCCCTGCTTCCGTTATCGGAATCGCACTCGGCAAAACCCTAAGAGACAAAACACCGGAGACGACTTATGACTACACAACAACAGACACGACAGATACTAACCGCCGGCCAGTTGCGGAGCCTCAATACCCTCAAGCACGAATATGGCTTGTCGGAAGCGGCTCTCGCTAGATGCCGATTTTTCAGCCAAGCGGACGAGCCATGGATCCCGCCCGATCTTCTGCAGTCGATCGCACTGCAGATCGGATCGTTCACCTACGTCGGCATTTCGTTCAACCAGTACGTTCGCGAACTCGAACAGCAAATTTGGAATGCAAAAGTGATCGACGCTGACGGGAGAACGTTCGAGCGATGCGGCGTTGCGACGATCGGCGAGGAGCACGGCGGCGAAGTGGGCGACGAGGTCGTAAGCCTCGATACGCACGCTCTGGCTCAAGGACGGGCTTTGCAGGCGGCGTTAAGTGCCGCGGGCTTTCACCCGTTCAAGGCGGGCTTTCGATCCGCATATCCGACGCGGCCGGCCTTGTCGCCTGCCGAGGATGAGCGACTTTCAGAGGAGGAGATCGAACTGCATAAGCGTGCCGATGCGAGTGAGCTTCGCGGCAAGGACTTGCGGCAGATCCACGCTCTCGCCGAGGAATGCGGACTGATCATCGGCAAGGATCAGCGGTCATATCGAGCGTGGCTCGCCAAAGAATTCCGGTCGGCGACAGCGGCGACGCTCAACGCAGCACAACGCGCGTCGGTGATCAACGCATTGCTGAACTACGACATGGTAGCGAACCTCGCAGACGTCCCCGACGAACTGCGTGCGGACGCGATGATCGCGTAGAAGGAGGCGAAAGGTATATGCAGGGCACGGAAGTAGAACCAAACAGATTCCTTCCCGAAGAGACAGTCGAGGAGGAGATCATAAATCCGGCGTCGAGCGTCGGCCTTAGCAATATCGAGATCGTTGTCGTGGGTCGGCTGCTGCGAGCCACGACAACGGAGCCTGTCAAACAGCGAGAGCTGATCGCCGAGGTAACGCGCGAATCGCAGACGCTCTTGACGAACCGGACGGTTCGTCTAATGATCCGACGGTTTCGCCGCGAACGCGGCTTCCCGATCTGCAGCCGAAAGGGCTTTCCCGCCGGTTATTGGTGGGGACGAACCGAGCCGGAGGTCGAGGAATTTGCAAAAGTGTTTTTTGCACAGATCAAAGACGAGGCGAGCACCGTCGCGATAATGCTGAAGAAGAATTATCCGCGGCTTGCCGGTCAGATGACGCTGGATTTCGTGGAGGAGAAAACAAAATGACGAGGAAAATGTGGACAAAAGAAGAGCGAGATGAGGTCAACACGATATATCGCTCCCTCTACAGGGAGTGGTTTCCGAAGAACGGGATAAAGTGGCCGTCGCCTAGTCCGTTTGCGGACGCCCTTATAAAGGCGATCTGGTTCGCAGGCAGAGAGTGGGAGCGGATGCAAGGAGAGAAAAAATAATGGAAGAAGGAGAAAACGAAATGAACGACAACGCGCCGCGGCTCATCGAATCGCCCACGAAGGCATTGAGGATGAGGTAACGCGATGACAACGATTATAAAAATGGAAGTAGAACTCGCTCCGTTCACCACGCCTAATTTTGTCACCGTTAAGTTGCCGCCAAGCGACGGCAGCTCTCGCCATCTTGAGCCTTCGACATACGCATTGCACGAAATCAGTGAGGCGATATTGGAGCGATTGTGCGAAGAATTCCGTACAAACGTGCTTGAGAAAGCACGTAAAGAGCGAAAAGTCTTGCAGAGTAAAGGCATCGAGGAGAAAATCCGATGACACTTTTCGCGGCCTACCGCCGCCGCCAACGTGAGGGCGAGGCTCACGCAACGACCCTTTAATAAAATAGCCAGGCGGGGCGGCGGTGTCCGTCCTGCCAAGAAAACAGGGAGCAACGATCAAATGCAGGCAACACGAACAACGAGACGCGGCGGTTCGCGGGAATGGCGAACGAAAGCCTACGCGGCGATAAACATCTGCTGGAAGCAGCTTGCCGGACGCGAGGGCAGCGAGGCCGACCGCGAAGCTCGCCTCAGCTGGATCACGGAATTCCTCGACCTTGCGAATCCGCTCGGATCGCTCTCTGATCTATCGGACGAGCATCTCGGCCTTGTCGCCGGCGAGTTGAAGCGTTTGACGGGCTACACAGATCCGAAACCGATACAGTCGTATGTGCCGAGAAAGCGGGCAGAGGCCGGCAACGTCGTTCGCGCTCATTTCGGGCAGGGAAAAAGCGGCACGCAGCCGAGACCACGCGAAACCGTTTTTCTCTCCTCGCACGAACAGGTCTATACGCTCGATAAGCTCCAGCGCTATCTAACGTGGAGCGACGCGGACGTCCAAAAGTATTTGGCGAAGCGGTTTCCATGGGCAAGTGCGATCGCGGCAAGTCCGACGCTTTCGTACAAGCGACTTACGTTCCGGCAGGCGACGGCCCTCGTGAATGCACTGCTGCACATCGCGGCTCATCGAGATCTCAAACGACGCACTCACGACGATCGTCCGGTGACGCGTGCCGAGGTTGAGAATTATCTCAAGGTCCTAAAACAGGAACTAGATATTTCATTCCGATCGAGGTGATCGGGACACGTCGCGAATGGTCGCGATTTGGCGGTCGAAAAATAGCGAACCCAAGCCCTACTACCTATTTCGGATTTGGATCGATACTGAACGGTTTGGAGAGGTTTGGAAGGGTACTGGGTAGATAGTCAGTGATGCAGAAATCGCAATACGATAAAATTCAGCCGGAAACGGACAACGGATTCCTTCCCGTCCGCTGTCCCAGTTGCCGTCGTATGATCTGCGAGATCAAGGCGGGTTCGAGCGGCGTTCTCCGATATAAATGTAAAAAGTGCGGTCGCAGTAATCGAATTTACTTGCAACCCGATGCAGAAAAGAATAGTATCCATAACGAAACGGCCGTACGCTCCTTATCTGATGCGGCTCTCGAAAAGCGAGGCGCTGAGACGCCCTAACTAAAACAAGCTCAAACGACGAACAGCAAGAGGCCCTGCGAGGCCCGTGATCCTAAAAAGGATTCGCGGGCCTCTTTCTTTTTATTATGCCGAAGGTCGGATTTAACAATCAGTGGATCGAGATCGCACGCCTCGGGCAGGCGACCGATTCGACAGGCACGGCACGCGACCTCTCGCCGGAGTGGATTAAGCGAGTGATCGCGAACTACAAAGCGGGCGGTCACGACGCTCCCGTCGTCGTCGGACATCCGGACTCGGACACTGAGCCGGCGTTCGGCTGGACGAGCGACCTGCGGCTTAACGGCGACGTGCTCGAGGCGCGTTTCGTCGATACGGATGACGAGTTCGAAAAACTCGTCGAAGCCGGACGTTATAAAAAACGGTCGGCATCGTTCTATCTCGATCCGCCGAGCCTGCGACACGTCGGGTTCCTCGGCGGTGCGGCTCCGGCCATTAAGGGCCTGGCGGATATCAAATTTTCGGACGGCGATTCCTTCGCCGTCGAAGTAATCAACCTGACAGAGGAGAAAAAAATGGAAGAGGAAGATCTCGACCAGTTGCCGGAAAGCTTCTGGGAAAAAGTCAAAGCGAAGCTCGGCGGGCAAAAGGCCGAGTTCAAAGAGGGCGACGCAAAGACGCCGCCTGCGGCCGATCAGACTGCACCGCCTGCTTCAGAGCAGACGGCAGTGATGAGCCTTTCCGAGGAACAGATCAGTGCGATGGTCAAGTCGGCTGTTGCTGCGACGACCGCCGAGTACAAGGCGAAGTTCGACGCTCTTGCCGTCGTGAACGCCGAACTCGTGAAGAAGATCGACGCGGGCGTTGCGACCGGACGCAGATCGCAGATCGTATCGTTCGTCGAATCGATCCCGGTCGAAAAGGCCCGTCACTATCTAAAGAGCGCCGGCGTTGTCGATTTTATGGAATCGCTTGCCGACGCGGACGAACGCGACGGCGGCAAAGCCGCGATCAAATTCGCGGAACGCAAAGCCGGTGAAAAGCCGATCGAGTTCTCGCGTGTCGAGTGGTTCAAGCAGTTCGTTACCGAACTGCCGGCGATCGTCGAATTCGGCGAGCGTTTCGGCCAGCTCGAGGCTTCGCCCGAGGCCGGAGCCCTGGTCAACACAGATCGAATCAATGCAATGAAGGCGGCGGCCGGCGTTAAAACAGCAGCCGTCGAAATCGCAGGAGGTGCAAAATAATGCCAACTCAAGTTTTGGAAACAACCGCCGCACAAGAGCCGCTTGAAGCGGTCGCACCGGAACAAGCGGTCGCGATTCCGTTGACGATCAAATCGGGGTTCGTGGTTGGCCGCGGCGACACCCTCGGTCAGATCGGTTCGAGCGGCAAGTATCGCCGGCGAGGCAGATCAACTGTTATCTCGACGGCATTCACGACCGGCTCACCGAACGGTCGCGTCATTCCCGGCTCTTTCGTCCCAGGCGACATCCTCACGAACGCAGCCGGAGCGAGCGTCGGCACAATCCTCTCGATCGCGAACGACGGCGTGGTTACGCTAACCGCAAACGCCGCGGTCGCGGTTGCAAATGGTCAGTCCATCCTCGCGAGCGATGGTTCGCAGATAGCGGTGTGTATCGCCGACGAAGGTAGCGACGGCGTAGGTGATACGACGATAAGGGCGTTCATCGGCGGTTATTTCGATGCTACCCGCATCTCTGACCTGGACGCGTCTGCGCTGTCGGAACTCGGCGGCACGCTCCGTCCCGGCAACATTTTCAGATTCTAGGAGGCTATAAGACAAAATGAGTTTAGTTCTATCATTTCCAACAAACGCCGAGCTGAACGCAGTGGTCGAGGCCTTCGTGCCGGATCCTGCCGAATTCGTCGGCTCGACAATTCTTCCGTTGACGGAGTCAATGTACCAAGAGGTGCAGTGGGATGAACGCGATAGGGAACGCGGCCTGACGGCACCGCACCTGCTCGGCGCAGACCCGAGGGTGGACACCCGCCAAGGCTCGGTTCGCCGCAGCTATACGCCGATCCCGTTCAAGGAAAGCGATCTTCTGAAGGAAGACGAACTATTGCGCGCACGTCAACTTGGCACGATGGCCGGAACGCTCGATATCGCATCCGAGATCGCACGCCTCGCACGCAACCGTTGGGTCAAGACGATGAACCGCATCGAGAAGCTCCGTTGGGACGCTCTCGCCGGCCAGATCACGATCAACGAAGGCGGCGTTTCGGTTTCTGAATCGTTCGCCGTTCAGTCGTACACCTCCGCAACTGGCTGGGATACGCCCACGACGGCGACTCCGCTCGCGGATTTCGACGCGGTGAAGCTGCTCTTCCGCGGAACTGGAGCTTCGGCTGCCGGTGCGAAGGCGTATATGAATCAGTCGACAGCAAATCTGCTTCTCGAAAACCAGAACAGCGGCGATATCAAGGGTTTTCAAAACGCCAACTTTGTCCAACTGCCCTACGCGATCGACGAGCTAAACAAGATTCTCGTAGCCCGCGGATTGCCGACCATCGTCGTCGTCGATCATGGGTATATCGACGGGAGCAACGCTTACAAAAACTTCATCAAGGACGGCGACGTTATCGTCGTCGGCCAGCGCCCTGCGGCACAGACGGTCGGCGATGTCGTCTCGACGCCGAGCCTGCATAAGAGCAAGGGCGGGCAGCCGGCACCCGGATATTTCTCCGTGATCGAGGTCAACGGCGTACCGAGCGAGATCGCAGGCAGCGTGTCACTCGGTCAACTCGGTTCGGGCAAAAATCCGAAAGTGGAGATCACCGGCGGCATCTACGGCGGCCCTCGCCTGGTCTATCCGAAATCGGTCGTCAAGATGGCCGTATATGAGGCATAAGGAGACGAGTGAAGGTGGCAAAAAAGCAAATCGAAAAGGATAACCCCGCTGCAACCAAGGCGAGTGAGGGAGCGGATTTACAAACCGCTCCCTCGGGACTCATGGTTCGCGTGATCTGCGGCGGAGTGCTCGGCCCAAAACTCCTCAAAAAGGGAGACATAACGGACGATCCGCAATACGTCGCGGTTCTCGATATCGCGGGGCAGACGAAGGTGGAGGCCGTCGAGTAACACCGTGGCGTACCTTCTGACGCAAGACCTGTTGGATGAACTTGGCGAGGCAACACTCGCCAAGCTCACCGACGACGAGGGAACGGGCGAGATCAACGAAACGCGCGTCCTAAAAGCGATCGAATTCGCCAGCGGCCTTTTCGACTCCTACGCGCGTGCCCGTTACTCGATTCCGGTGCCCGCGACCGCAATGGTACGGAGCCTGAATCTCGATATCGCGGTCTTTCATTTGCATAAATCCCGATCGCAATTTGCCGAGGGAATTTATGCGGTGAAAAAGCAGGCCTATGACGACGCGGTACGGCTGCTCAAGGACGTTGCGAGCGGCAAGGCAGCACTTGATGTCGTGTCCGAGACCGAGACCGAAACGCTGCCCGCGAACGAGGACCGGATACTAACGAACGCGACATCGCAAACATTTACTGACGACGTACTGAAGTCGTTTTGACTATGAGCAACGGCATCGAAGGATTTAACGAACTTATGCGTCGGGTCAGTCGCCTTTCATCGCGGATCACCCGCGATATGGAGCGTCCGATGAAAGCCGGTGCGGTTTATATGGCAGGTTCGATCCGGCAGAATTTTGCCGAATCAGGCCGACCGCAGTCGTGGCAGAAGCTCGCAGAGAGCACCGTCGCACAGCGCCGAAAAGGAAAAGGCCGCGGCGGGATCAAGCCGCTCATCGACACAGGAACTCTCCGGCGGTCGATCTCGTCAAAAACGAATCTCACGTCTGCCGAGGTCGGCACGAACGCCGTGCAGGCGAAACGCCAGCACTTCGGTTATCCGGGCGGCAGCGGACGCGGACAGGCAAAAACGCCGGCACGACCGTTCGTGATGTTCCAAGACAAAGATTTCGACGTTCTCGGAGAGATCTTTTTGCGACACATTCGAAGCTGACGGCGTTAGAAAATGGCGGAGCGTGATTTTGATTTTTATGTAGGCGGGATCGAGGACGGCATTATCGCTGCCCTTCAAGGAATGAAACAGCCGCCGTGCGGCGTGCGTGAATTGACAACCTATTCCGGCGAACTGGATGACGCGAAAGCATTGCAGTCGGCGATCGCAAGCGAAGCCCGCGTGTTTCCGCTCGTGATGGTTTCCTACGGCGGCGGCCATGACACACGAAGCCCGGCAACGCCATCGGTGCTAGGCAAACCGCTCAGCTATCGGCACGATTGCTTCTTTGCTGTGATCTGCGCCGACAACGATCCGCGTGGCGAACGCTCGCGACGGCGGTCATCGGTTTACGGGATGCTCTCGGCGGTTCGCCGCGAGCTTACCGGACGACGGCTCGTAACGATCGACGAAGATACGGACGAGCGTGTTGTGCTAACGCACGGAGTCTTCGAGCCGGACGGAACCGAGTACGTCCTCAAACTCGCGAATATGACGGCGTATGTTGCGGTTTTCCGAACGTGGTTCAACTGGTCATCGCCCGACCGCACCGTTCTAGGCAGCGACGTGGCAGAGATCATTGTGGGCGTCGGCGATCAATCCGCATCCCCTTCAAATCCGGGCAACGTACCCGGAGTGAACTTTGAAACAGGAGACTAAAAATTTGATGTTCAAAATTTCCAATATCTCGAAATATCCGATCGAGGCCAATGACGGCACATACATCGTGCCGGGTGCGAGCTGCGAAGTCGCGAGCGTTACGAAACGGCATCGCGATCTCGAAGGTCGCGGCTGGCTCGTGATCACGAACATTACCGAGAATCAGATAACAGTTCCGTCGCCGACGCAGCAACAGCAAGCGGCCGGCAAAAAGGGAGGAGAAAAATAAAATGAGTTTGACCGTTGAAAATTCTGCACCGGGCGTTACCGCGATCGTCAACGCAGGTCAGGTGTCACGCCCGCTGAAACGACAGCCGACGTCGACCGCCTTCATAATCGGTTTTGCACCGTGGGGACCGATCGGCGTTCCGACGGTCATCACAAGCTGGTCCGAGTTCAAACGAAAATTCGGCGGTTTTCACAGTCTCGGCTGGCTGGCTGACGCGGCGAAGATCTTCTTCGACTACTTCGGCGGCCGCCAGATCATCGCGATCCGTGCTGGCGGAGCATCGCCCGTAAAGGGCACGATCACTCTCACAAATCGAGCGACCACGCCGCTCGCAACGTTCAAGTTCGATGCGAAGTATCCCTCAAAAACAGTCGCCCTTAACATAGTGGTCACGGACGTTGCGGGCAGCACCGATCTGTGCGACATCAAGATCACGGCGGCCGCTCTCGGCGTTGTCGAGACGTACAAATCTGCTGACCTGCGATCGGCGTCCGACCTTGCCGCGATAAACGAGAAATCGAAACTCGTAACCGTCTCACTCGTTGCGACCGCAGTATCCGGTGCGACGGGCCGCCCGCAGCCTGCCGTCGGCGACGGAGTAGCTTTCGACGACGGCGACGATGGTTCGGCGACGGTGGTCGCAACGGATCTCGGGGCGTATTTAACGCTGCTTAACGACGAGAACCTCGGCACCGGGCAGGTGCTCATTCCGGGCTACTCGAAACAGAATCAGGCCGCTCTTATGGCACACGCCGAGGCATACAATCGCCTCGCACTCGTCGAAGACGCGATCGCGACCGATTATTCGGACGCGGCGAACAACCTCGTCGCAAGCCCGTCATCCTACGGTGCGGCCTACTGGCCGTGGGTTTTGATGCCGGCGATCGACGGCACGTCGGGAACGAAACTTTATCCGCCCTCGATCTTTGCGGCCGGAGCCTGCGCTCAGGTCGATCGAACCGTCGGCACGCACAAAGCACCGGCGAACATCAAAGTTCCGGCGGCGGTGGACGTCGAGCGGAACGTGGACGGCACGTCAATGGTCAACGATAACGTCCGTGCGTATCTCAACCAGCGAAACGTCAACGTGATCACTCCGATCGCGGGCGAGGGCATCAAGCTCTACGGCGGCCGCGTCCTCGCAGAGGTCGGCGAAACGCGAGTTCAGTTCGTTCACGAACGCCGGATGCTCAACCTGATCTACTACACGGCAAAGCAAGGCTACCGATGGGCAGTGTTTGCAGTCGTGGACGGAGCCGGACGGTTGTTCCGCGACTTGCGAACCAGCGGCGAAAACTTCCTGCGATCGCTGTGGCGAGACGGCGGGCTTTACGGCAAGACCGAAGGCGAGGCTTTCCTCGTCGTAGCCGACGAAACAAACAACCCTGCAGAGGAACTCGAACTCGGCCGCGTACACGTCCAACTGGGCGTCAAACTCTCTCCAACGGCTGAACAAATCTTCGTCAATATCGACAGCGTGCCGTTGTCGCAGGATCTCAATATCCTCACCGGAGGTGATAACTAAACTATGCCAGGAACACATTCAGGACATTTTCTGGTCGAGATGGACGGCGTCGCGGTGATCGAGGCGACGAACATCTCCGGCCTTAAAAAAACGCACGAACCGGCCGAGATCAAAACCGGAACGCGGGCGATGCCTTTCTACGCACGCGGCAAATCGAAATGCGAAGCGGTGACGATGAAACACGCCGTCGCTCTCAACTCGGCGGGCCGCGATATTTTCCGCTACTTCAACGACTACTGCGAGGGACAAACGACCGAGAAGAGGAACTTCCGCATCGTGCAGCTCGCGGAAGACGGAGCCGGCATCGCCGGAATCTATGACTGTATCGACTGCGTGCCGAAGGAGTTCTCCCTCGAGGACAACAAAGCGGACGGCAGCGACGCGGCATATTTTAATGTCGTCCTTCAACCGACAGACCTCAGGGTCGATTACTAAAAGCGGGCCGGTAATCGACACTTTCTAATTTTAATTTCGACGTAGCGCGGATGCCCGCGTTCGTTGATGAGAAGGATGGCCCCCCGTTTCCCCGCCAACGAGGGGCCACCTTTTTTTAGACGGGAATTTTTTATGCACTCGATCAAACTTTTAACAGGCTACACAGACCGCACGGGCACCGTGCATCGCGAGGTCGAGTTCGGGCGACGCGTGTCCGTCGGCGATATGATGCTGCTCGACAGCGACCCGCGGGCGGCGAATGCGACGCAGTACAACGATCTGCTTTGCCGCAAGATGATCACACGCTTCGGCTCACTTCCCTTGCCGATCGCCGAGACGGTCCTGCTCTCGCTTGACAGCGTTGACCGCGAAGATGTTCAGGTCGGCGTGGATCGATTCCTGGAGACGTCACGGGCCGATCGCAAAGGCGAGATCGGCGAAGACGCTTGCACGCTCGCGTTCGGTTTCGACATTGACGGCGTTCACTACGATGTCGTCAAATTCGGTCGATTTACGACCGGCCACGACGAACTGCAGGCCGACGTGCTCGGATTAAAGGGCATCAGCCGCGAGTGCTATTTGCTCGGCCGTCAGATCGAATCCGTCGAGAACGCGGACGGCCGAAAGCTCGAAGGGGCTATCGCGGTCGAACATTTCGCGACACTCGACGGCACGGATCTAGTTCAGCTAAGGATAGGTGCCCGGTTGAGGAGGCTTTCGTTTCGACTCAGCCGAGAACGCGTACCGTCGGAGCGGACTGGCGCGGACGATCTTCCTGCTGATGGGAGCGACCGGGATGAGCGAGCAGGAACTGCTGTCGCTGCCGATGCAGCGGCTTAATACGTACACGGAACTACTGAACGAATTCAATAAAAAATCGTGAGCAGCGAAGTCTTCAATTTAGCGATCCTACTGACCCTCAAGGACAGTGCGTCCTCGGGGCTTGATCGCTTTTCGGAACGGCTTCGGTCGGCGGGCCGCGACGGAGCTAAATTCCAGAGCGAGTTCGAGAAACTGCGAGCAGACCTAAACCGAGATCTACAGATCGGCGGTGCCGGCATTGCGGGGCTCACTGCGCTCGCCAAGGGCGTGAGGGTCGCGGCTGATTTTCAAACATCGATCGTCGATCTTCGCAATTCGATGAGCGAGGTCGGACCTGACGGCAAGATAAACTTCGAGCAGGTCGGCGAGAGTATGAAAAAGGCCGAGGCGATCGCGATGCATCTCGGCAACGCCTTGCCCGGCACGACCGAGGACTTCGTGCAGATGATGCAGGTCCTTAAACAGAACGGACTCTCGACCGAGACTATCCTCAACGGGGCTGCGGATGCGGTCGGCAATCTCGCCGTCGCGAACGATATGCTCCCGCGTGATATCGCTGCCGACTTTGCACAGTACGGAAACCTGTTCAAGCTCCGGCCAGAGGATTTCACGCCTGCGGCTGACGTGTTCTCGCGCATCTACACGTCGACCGGGCAAACATCAACCGAACTCGTCGAGGCCGCGAAATATTTTCAAGGTAGGGCCGGAACATCGCTCGGTATCGGCGGGCTGAAAGATGCTGAGCAGATCACCCGGCTCTTCGGCCTGTTGGGTAAAAAGGGTTTGCGTGGATCAATGGCGGGTACAACGCTCACGGACTTCTTTTCGCAGTACCAAACGCACGCCGACCAGATCAAAGAACTTGAATCGAAGACGGGTATCAAACTCAACTTTTTCGACGAAAAGGGGAAATTTGCCGGTGTTGATGCCATCTTCGAACAGATGAAGCAGTTCGACAAACTGTCGGACAAAGATCGCTCCGGTTGGATGGAAAAAGTGTTTGGTCTTCGCGGCATGTCGGCGGCGAATATTTTCGCGACGGAGGGCACGACCGGCTGGCAGCAGTTCAACGCCGAGCAGGATAAGACGATATCGCTCGTTGACAAAAATAGCGAAAAATCGAAAACCTTCAACAACCAACTTGAAGCTCTGCAGGGAACCGTCTCGAATTTGGTCGTAAGTGCGTTCGGCCCAATGCTCCCGCAACTGACCGAGATGACGAAGGGGCTGAACAACGTCGTGTCGTCGTTGCAGGAGTTTGCCGCCGCAAATCCGGGACTCACAAAAACGCTGGGCACACTCGCCTTCTACGGAGCGACGGCCCTCACGGTTTACTCGTCGTTCAAGACGCTGACGACAGGGTTTCGGATCTTCCGACTCGCGTCACAGTTCACACGCAGTGACAGTGCTCTGACGTTTTTGAACGCGGCCAACTCTGAGACGAAAACACTCTCGACAAACCTCGCGACGGCAACGACGCGAACGCAAGGGCTGAAAGGAATGCTCTCCGGGATCGGCAAATCGCAGACCGTTCGGATCGGCGTACAGATTGGCGCGATCATGGGAATCGAGTTCCTCATCGGAGTGATCCAGCGAGAAGTGCAGAGAGCGTTCGACGCGGCCGAACAGCGACGGCTTGCTGAGGACGCGACGAACAAGAACGTCACGGCGTTCCAAAACGCGGACAAAGAATTCACGCAGCAGGGTACGACGATGCCGCAGAACATAATCACGTCGCAGGCCGCAACGGCGTGGTTCTCTGCAATGCAGATGGGTTTGAGCGACGCACTGCCGTCCGAGTTCGCCAAAAAGCCGTTCAGCGAACGCGTCGGCAAGAGCATGGACTACTCGGTTCTCTACCCGATCACGTCCGTTGCCGGCGTTACGAATCCATTCCTGAAGACCGCACGTTTTAGCTATGACAGTGACACGTTCGCACAGGGTTTCAAGAAGACCGCACCGCAGCTCGGCGACACTCGGATAATGACCGAGTTTCTGCGTGAACTAAAAACGCGTGTGCCGGATCAACGCGAGCAGTCGGATGTAAAGGCCGGGCTCGCGAAGGCGTTTCCCGAAGCGTTCGCTGCCGCGATGCAGCAGCTCGGGCCCGAAATGATGACTCCCGTCGCACAGAGCCTGACGGCGATCCAAGATCCCGCGATGCGGACGGCCGAGTTGTTTAATCAATTGCCGCCGCCGATCGACGAAACAAACAAATCGCTCACGGTATTTTCAACTACCGCGAATCGAGTGCCGCCGGCATTCAACAACCTGATCGGTTCCGCCGACAACGCCGCAAGCAGCCTGGACCTTTTAGGTGGCAGGTTCTCCGCTTGGCAGCCGCCAGCGGGCGTGGCTCCTACCGCAACATCACCCGCCGGTTTCCCCTCGCTCATCAATCCTCCCGGCTTCGCTGTCGGCGGAACCGTCACCCGGTCGGGGCTTGCGTTCGTACACGCGGATGAGGACATCGTGCCGGCACGGGCGAAACGTTATGAATCACGCGGCGGCTCGGGCGTTACGATCAACTACGCGCCGAAAATTTCGTTCGGCGGTCAGGTCGGCGAACGCGACCGCACGGACTTCGCCGATATGCTCTATCGGCACAAGCAGGACATCGCGTCGATGGTCGCGGACGAAATGGCGAGAGGGAGGATCCGGGCCTAAGAATGAGCACGTTCCAACTCATCGACCTGACGAGCAATATCTCGTTCACGTTTCAGTTTTTCCCCGAGGCGATTCGCCATTCGGAACGGATGAACTGGTCGCCGCAGGATACAACGATCGGCGTGCGTCCGCTTTTCTATCAGAACACCGAGCCGCGGCAGATGAGCGTAAACGATCTCATCCTCGACACGACGGACGACGACCGCAGCCTAGTGCCCGATCTTGACGATCTAAGGGCACTTAAAGCCGAGAACGAGACGATAGGCAGCCCAACACCTCTACTAGCCGTTTGGGGGTCGCAGAAGCTCCGCTGTGTGCTGCAATCGCTCGATATCGAAGAAGTGTATTTCAATCGGGACGGCGACCCGACACGCTGCCGAATAATGATCGAACTGCTCGAACTGCAGGACGACGGCGAGGCGACCTCGACAATGGTCGGCGACGAAGATATTCCCGATTCCGAGTCGACGGGAGGCAGTACGTCGCTGCCGCACGGAGGGATCTAACGTTATATGCCGCGACGATCTATCAGCCCATACGAGAGATACGGCCGCTCAACGCCTGAACGGGATTCGCGGCTGCGTCTGCACACGGTCGTAACGGGCGAGACCGTTTCGCAGCTTTCGGATCGTTACTACGAGGACTGGCGGCTGTGGCGTGTGATCGCGGATAGAAACGAGATCGCGGATGTTCGTGCGATCGCTCCCGGCACGGTGCTCGTGATCCCCGCAAGGCCGCTCGAAAAAGGACGGTACGAATCGGTATGACGAAGGTCCCTGCAAATCCGCACGCGATCGTCGAGATCGAACGTCCGAATTTTTCGGACGGTCAGGGAACGGCGACGTATGATTCGTGGGATATGCCGCGATTGTTCCAGAGTGCGACCGTTGACCTCGTATCGAACGAAACGTCGCAGGCCGAATGGACGATCTTCGATCCGCGCTTTTCGCTCATCGACAGTTTCGCCGGAAGCTCGCCGGTTCCGATGTCAACTGTCAAGGTTTGGATGGGGTTTGGACAGGAATTGGGCGAGCCGGTTTTCAAAGGACTGCTCGGCGAGGTTCGCCGCGAGCAGGCTTCGACGGTGTTCACGGCGTTCGATATGGCGTTCAAAATGAAGCTCGAAAAAAAGGCCGGATACAAGAACAAAAAAGACGAACTCGCGATCATACGCGAACTCGCTAAACGAAACGGCCTGAACTTCGAAGGTCCTGAAACGCCGCTGAACCTCGGCCCGCGAAACGCCACTATGCAGGACGAAGCGACGGATTGGGATCACTCGCTGGAACTCGCCCGCGACGCCGGCCTCGTGCTTTTTGTTCGCGGCGACACGCTGTTCGCTCAGCGTCCGGCAAAGGTTTCGTCGCCTGTTATGACGCTCAAAAACCGAGGCGACATTCGCCTGCGTCGCGGCTGGAATTTTGCGTTTCACACGCCGGAGAATCGCGACGGCCGCCCAAAGGTCGTTCGTCAACGCGGACGCGGTTCGGCGGGCAAACAGTTGGAAGGAGCGTCGGGCATCTCGCCCCGTGGCCGCGAAGATCTCGTTGTCAAACGCGACGTTCCGGGCAAGGCCACGAAATCAAAGCTCTCGAAACGAGCGGCCGCACAAAAGGAGCTTGACCGCGAACACGCGTTTCACGCACGCGTCGAGACCATCTTTCCGACGGACCGCAAAGAAATTCCGGACGCACGGCAGACGATCGCGATCGAGAATGTAGGGAAACTCTTCAGCGGTTCGTACATCGCTGACACCGTAAATTTTCAGTTCGGGCCCGGCGAGCTGTCCATATCGCTGGATCTGTATCGGGACATCGCAGAATGAGAAACCTGTTTGGAGAAATGAAAAAAGCGGGCAGAGCGTCGATAGCGGACGACGGCTGCTGGCTGATGGGCGTTCCGGCACTCGTTGCTGACAATGCCGATCCAGATCGACAGCATCGAGTGAAGCTCATCATTCCGTCGATCGACGAAGCGATGATCTATGACGAGTGGGCCCGGCAGATGGTCTTTTGCCTCGGCGACGGTTTCGGCTCGGCGTTTATACCGCCGAAAGGCGGCGAGGTCGTCGTGTTCGGACAATTAGGCCAGAAACATAACCTTTTTTACGCCTCGTTATACAACGAGAAAATGGCCGTGCCGCCTGCGATGGACTCCGAGATGAGCGTCGGGTTCCGAGGTCCGGGCGACGTTACCGCGATCGCAACGACGCTGCTGAAACTGCTGGGGCAAAACGTTCACTGCGAGGCCGAACAGTTGGGCGAGTTCAAGGGCAACGACGTCGATGTGATCGCCGCTGCATTGGCTCGCGTTATCGGCAATGAGATACGCCTTTCAGCAAGCGGTCAACTGAGTGCCAACGGCTCAACGATCCAGATCGACGCGAGCGGAAATTGCACGATCCACGGCGGCGGCAACGTCGCAGTTTCGGCAGGCGGAAATCTGACGCTTGAGGGACGGACGGTCAACAAATCGGGACCGTCCATTTGATAGTTTACGAAACGATGATAGTTACGGGAGCCACAGTCGATTTTCCCTTCCGCGTCGATGCACGCGGCACGATCGTTACGCTCGACCGACGCGATGACGAGATCGAACAGGCGATCGCCGACATTATCGAGACGCGACGCGGCGAACGCGTGATGTTGCCTGACTACGGGATCGATGATTATGTTTTTGCCGTTGTCGATGGAGCGTTCGAACATCGCTTCGCCGCTCATTTAGAGAGTCAGATAACGCGTTATGTGCCGCTCGTAAGATCGGCCGCCGTGCGGACGGAGATCGACGTTGAGGGACGATGCGAGGCACACGTCACGTATCGAAGGGTGGACACGATCGCGGCACCGCGAAATCTGGTCTATCCGGTGTGGAGATATGGAAACTAGGAAATCTGGAAAAGGTTGGTGTCGCGACACCTATGCGGACAAGGTCGATATTCGCCCTCGCGGCGAAGAATTGGATCACATCCCGGAAACCGGATGCGCGTGCCGTCCGCGGATCAGTCACGATGTCGAGGGACGAACGATGATCATCCACAACTCATGGGACGGGCGTGAGGACTTCGAGCGTGCAGCGTCGAAACTGCCGCCGGGATATATCGGACGGAGGGCGGCGTGATCGAATATCCGTTGATTGACGACACTAGTGAAGAGCGCCGTGCGGCATTGATGATCTCGCGGACGTCGGGCGGCCTGACGACCGAGATCGTGGAGGCACAGATCGCGGCTCGTCGCGAGTTGCTCACGCAAATCGCGGCGGGACTCGATACGCCTGTCTGTCCGGAATTGACGAACGCCAACCCGTCGGCTCCGCATACCGTTCTGCTCGAGGCGATCTCATGGGCAATTTCACAGCAGGCATATAGGTTCAACCGTATCCCGGAACAGAATCTCATCGCGTTCGCAAACCTCTTCGGCATCGAACGCCGCCCGGCGACGAGAGCGACGACGATACTTGAATTCACGGTGGATCCACCGGCAGGCACGGACGTTGTCGTACCGGCGGGCACAGAAATCTCGGACGCGACGGGAACATATATTTTTACGACGACCGCGGCCCTTACTATCGTGTACGGAAATCCGAGCGGCACCGTGCAGGCCGAGCGGAGCATTACGGGACACACGCTGTTATCAGCAAACGTGCTGACCGAACTTGTCGATGTTCCGGCGTATGTTTCGAGCGTCCGCAATCCGTCGGCGATCGACGCAGGCACCGAGATCGAGGCCGTGCAGGCAACGCTCGAACGCGTTCGTCAGTATATGCGTCGCGGCGAGCGGATCGTTACGGTGATGGATCTCGAAGAAGCGATCGCTGATGAGGCTCTGGACGGCAACGGCGTCGTTCGGGTTTTCCCCTTCATTCGCAACGGCGAATTCACGACCGGCGAACTGCTCGTTGGGCATACGACCGCGGTCGTGATGACGACCGCCGGAGACCCGATCGATGCGACGATGCGGGACCGTTGTTCAGCCCTCGCCGAGCAGTGCGTCGGTAATCAGTTCACGTATATCGTGGATCCTGTGTTTATAAATTTTGACATCGAGGCAACGATCCGCGTCCGAACGGGATCGCCCGAAGGGTCGGTGCTCACGAACGTCGAGAAAAACCTGCGGGCGTTTTACGCCGCTGCACGCGAGAACTTCGGCAGACCGATCCTGCGAAGCGAGATCATCACGGTAATCGAGGGCACGGCCGGCGTTGATCGGATCGTCGCGGTTTATGATCCAACGGCAGACCGCACGGCTCCCACGCCGATCATAGCGGCGCCGCTCGCCGATTCGTTTTTGCAGGAATTTCAGGTTCCGAGGTTGGTAACTGTAACGCTCCATGTCGGTTGATAACGGACTCTACATTTACGAGCATCTCCCGTCCCGATATCGGCGGGCGGACGCCGATACGTTCCTGCGTCGGTTCCTGCAAACGCCGGGTGAGATGCTCGACGGATGGGACGACGGTTACGATGCGTTTCACGCGTCGATCGCGTCGGCGACCGCTGCGGAAAAATGGGTGCGGTTCTGGCTCTACGTTCTTTTTGGCTGGTCGTGGTTTCCGTGGTGGTTCACGCTGTTTGAAATGCGACGACTTTACTCGCACTTTGGACGGCATTTGGGACGCAAGGGGACGGCACGCGGCATCGAAGCGTGGCTCGCGGATTTCGGAATCGTTGCCCGCGTACACACCCGCACTCAGCCGTGGGACGAGTTCGTCTGGGGCGAGAATTCCTTCGCGATCAGGGAACCGCTCCACATCGTCGTCGAGATCATGGAGATTCGGGCAGGCTCGATGGATATGTGTTTCACCGACGAGGGCGCGTGGGGCGAGAGCTACTATGTTACGCCGCGACCGCTCTTTACAACGTGGGAAATTTTAGAACTTATACGGTACGTGCAGCCGCACTCGCAGGAGGTTTTTGTCGTCTGGGCAAACTGAAAATTATATGAAAAAAAGCGTAGTTCAAACACTGGTAGAAGGTGGTGTGACGTTCGGTCAGGTCAGCGATCCGAACGATCTGATGAAGGCTCAAGATTTTGTGCATGAGCGGATCAACAGCATATTGTCGGATTTTATAAACAGACTGCGACCGTCCGAGATCAGCGGCTTTGCGTACTCGCTCGGTGCAGGCACGGCGTTCAACGTCTCTATCCAAACTCCCGGCCGCGTGCACTCGCAAGCTGGCGTTACCTATGATCTCGGAGCGTCCACGACGCTCACGATCGCACCTGCGGACGCTCTGCTCCCGAGGCTCGATCTTGTTGTCGCAACGCTCGATGACGCCGTCGATGCCGCCATCGCACCGATCCCGTTCGTCCGGCTCCGCACGAGCGACGAGTTCAGTGCGAACGTGCCGGCGTACCCGCCGACGAACAAGACCGCAGCCGTCGAACGAAGCTGGCGTGCGGTTCCCATTATAAAAACGGGAACGCCTGCAACCGTTCCTACGCCGCCGACTCACGCGTCCAACGAAGTGCCGCTCTATCTGATCATCGTCGCTCCCGGCTCCACGTCGATCCGCGACGCTGACGTGCTCGACCTGCGCGACATCGTACTGACTCTCCGCGAGCTGAACAACCTCGTCGGTCAGGACCGTATCGACCTCGCAAACCTCACGCGTCGCGTTGCACAACTCGAACGCCTCGCAAACTCCCCGATTGATCTCTCGCACATTTTCGGCGAGATCCGAACGCTCGGCGACATCCTCGCCGCGTTGCAAGGGCAGATCGATTCGCTGGCTCAACTGCCGGAGATACGCTACGCGAACGCAAAGGTCGCTCTCACCTCTCCGGCGTCGTCGCAGGTGCCGTCGACAGGCACCGTCGTCAGCACGATCCCGACGGTTCAAATGGAGATCGGAGCTAAGGTTTTCTTCGGGAACGTTGAGGTGCCGATCTTGCCCCAAATGTTTAAGGACAACGCTTTGAATGCGCGATTCGCACAAGCATCCGGCGGAGCCGCACGCGAGAGCCTGACCACGAATCTCGTGCTTGCGAACATCACGCAGATCGCCGCCGACGGTTTCACCGATTTTGTGCAGCGTTCGGCGGTGATGCCGTCTGCTCGTTCGCGTCCGGCAACGGCGGCCCGAGACGGACGATACATCGAAGTGCTCGGCGGTTTGTCCGTCGATAACACGTCGCAGCTTTCGGACTGGTTCACCTACGACACGCAGGCCGACACGCTCACGCAGCGAACGCCGTCGATCTCGCTCCCGACGACCGGACGGCCGTGTGCGATTCCCTACGGCGACGGCTCGAATGTCCTATTCATCGCGGGAAGCGAGGCCGACCCAACCCCGCGAGTTTTCAGAGTGAATGCCTCGACCGCTCTCGTCGCCGAGCTTTCGGGAACGCTGCCGACGGGCGTTTGCTTCTTCGGCGACCTGATCTCGCCGACGCACATTTTCCTCGTCGCACTGCGCCGGGAGATAACCGGCACGGAAGCCGATTTCTGGGAGTTCAACACAGTTACGAATGTGTTCACGCTGCTCGGCACGACCGGGTATGTCCCCGTCCTTGAGATCGACTACGCCGCCGGCTGTTACTACGCTCAAGACAAGTTCGTTCTCGTAGCGTCAACGCCGGGCGTCAGCTCGAGCGGAGCGACCTATGTTTTCGACCGCACGACGCTCCAGTGGACGAAACTCGCGGTCGCGTCCCCGTACGCCGGAACGGCCGCCGTGCAGCAACCGATATCGCGTTTCAGAATGGCGAACGTCAACGGACGTGCGTTGCTCGTCGGCAGCGTTCTCACGAAGGATAGCGATAGGACAAAGGCGAAGGTTTGGGAGTTGACTCCGGCATCTGTTCTCGGCGGCCTTTTGTGGGCCGGCACGAAATGGACTTCGTGGGACGCGACATTCGCTCCCGTTCAAGATCCCGGCTTTTGCTCGACGATCGGCGGCGTTGGAAACCTGCCGTCGGGAAGCGCGTTTTTCTTCGCAGGCCACGGCGAATTCTCTGACGCGAAGACCCGCATCTACTCGTCAAAACAGGGCGGCGTGATCGCGACGACGTTCAATGGCGTCGAGGCGATCACGATATCCGACGCCTCGACTTTTGCACAGTTTATCCTCGATCCGCACACCGCGAGTTGGGACCTCAAGGGCTACTTGATCAGCCTCGTCGGTTCGTGGAACCGCTCAAACCTTCTCGTTGAGGCCAGCTTTGACTCGGGCGATACATGGCACGAGATCACGCCGGAAACAACCTTCCTCGCCAACTCGGATCAGGGCAGCCGACAGGTGAGATTCACGATGTATAACCTCACGACGTCGAAACCGGTCCTCGCAAAGGCGATCGAGATCTTCGACCAGAACGGCGTTGAGTTGGAAACACGCACAGTGATCCACTACAACGCTCCGTCGATCGTGAAGGCTCTCTATCTGAATCGCGACGGCACGCTTATCCTGAGCGATGTCATTTTGCCGTCGGACGCGAAACGCTGTTTGATCCACAAAGTTACGCCGAACGGATCGTCGGCTCCGACGCTGAAAAACTACATCAACCGTCGCGGACATATTAAATATACAGGTTCGAAGGGTGCGTTACCGGCGACGACGCAGTTCGATAACGAGATGGCCGTGCCGGTCAAGTACGTCGATGCACGGGCATACGGCGGCGACGGCAAACTCTATCATCTCGCGTCGCCGACCGTAACGTTCGACGCGGTTGTAACTGCCGCCGGCGTCGTTGCCGACGGCGACAACTGGATCGTCGAGCTAGGTTCGTGATGGCGAAGAAGGAGCAAAAAACGCGGCCTGATCTAGGCGACCATGAGTGGCTCGCATGGCTCGGTTCGCAGCCGGAGAATCGCGGCATAGATGTCCGTGCGATGCATCGGAAGATGTTCGATTGGTGTCGCCAGAAACGGGTTACGCCGACGCGTCGCCGCCTGCTCCGTTGGCTCGACAGCGACCGCGAGGCGATGCCGATGAAGGCCGCCGCGTCGCCGCCAAAGCCCGCCTCGAAGCCGCAGCTGCCCGATTGCGTCGCCTGCGGCAACGAGCGGTTCATCCGCACCGAGGTTTATCCTGACGCGCAGTACGACTGGATGCGTTGGCGAATGCTCCCGTGCTCAAAATGTAATGCAAAGTAGGGACTGTATTGCATTCTACACGAACTTTGTTCGATACTATTTGCCTATGGAAACCAAACTTGACAAAGACATGACGGACGAAATTCGCCTCTTAGTACTGCGAGAGATCACAAAAGCGTTTGGCGCGGCATCGGACGCGGCTCAGAAGAACATCGTCACGCCCGGTCACGAGGCAGACTCCAAGCAAGACCTTGTCAATCAATTGAAGCGTGCCAAAGATGCTATTACCGATTTGGAAAGAGAGGCGGAAGCTGTCATCGTCGAAAAAACTGACCCGGCGAGGGCAAATGTAATCAGAAGGTTGAAACCCAGCTTCTAGCTTTCAACGGAGCAAATTCCAAACACGTATATGGCTAGATCTAGAGACAAGCGACAGGGCGATCGCAAGGAACTTTCCGCAGGCAAAGGCACAACAAGTGCCGATAACAACGAGGATGCTATCGTAGGCGAAATCGTGGAGCCTGTTCATCAGCTTGTAAACGCTCAGGTTCTCGAGTCGTTGATTCAACGAGACAAACAAGCTGACCTCAAAGAGCTTCTGAACGCTGGACGCAAATGAAGGGCGTTCTTGAAACCTGAACACTCCAAGTCATTTTCAAACTCCATTCAAAGGTTACTCAAAGCACCGCCGAAGAGTGCCAAACTCTCGATTCTCCCCCACCGTTCATAAAACAATCTGCGCACTTTTCACCGCTGTTCATAAAACAATCTGCGCACTTTTTCCCAACCCCGTTCATAAAACAATCTGCGCAACTTCATAAAACGATCTGCGCAACAACATATGCCCGCGGTCGTATCCCGAACCCGAATAGTCCGAACCCTGCACGCGATACCAACCGGACGGAAGCGTCGTGTCCGCACGGAAATCATCCTGCCGCGGCGTTGTGCCGAGCCAGGTCGATGCAAGATGCCACGACACCCAATTCGGCCTGCGGTCGGTGTTGTTGTACGAGAGCGCGTAGGTCGATCTCTCCATCAGATAATTCAGCGGAGTGCCGACGTTCGTCGCGGCATTCGACGGATTGCCCATCGTGAGATGAACGTTCGACGAAGGCGGCGGCGTTGGAGTCGGAGTCGGCGTGGCGGTTGGAGTCGGAGTCGGAGTCGGCGTTGCGGCGGTGTAATTGGTGATCGAGACCGTGTCGAAGTTTATGCGGTTCGAACCGCCGGAGACCTTCCGCAGTTCGAATCGAACCGCAGACGCCGAGTTCACCGTAAAGCTCGCTGTCGTGAGCGATGTTGAACTTGTCGTTACGGTCGAGCCGACTTTTGACCACGAAGAGCCGCTGTTCGTCGATTTCCAAGCTCCC